GTTAGCCAAGCGAGCCTCTGGTTCACCAGAGACTAGCGTTTTCGCCACAATGATAAATGCATTTATCGCGTATGCGACCAAGAGAGCTACGTACCATAATGGTGCGTATTTGACGCCCCAACAAGCATGGGACGACCTTGGAATGTATGGTGGTGATGACGGCTTGACTGGAGATGTTGACCCGGCGACTTACACTCGTTGGGCAGCAAGATGCGGCCAGGAGCTCACAGCAGAGGCTGTACCCCGCGGGGAATTCGGCGTACAGTTCTTAAGTCGCGTATACGGACCTAACGTATGGTTCGGTGACCCCAATAGTTGTTGCGATATCCCAAGGCAATTAGGGAAATTGCACGTCACAGTCAAAATGCCCCCAAGTGTAACGCCTTACATGAAATTGGTCGAGAAGCTTAGAAGTTTGTATCTCACTGACCGGAACACACCCATTTTTGCACCCCTTATCGAGCGTGTAATTGTAAAAGGAGAAAAGGAAGACTTTAGTCCTACTGAGGATCCTTTATTTTTACGCAGCTGGCATAGCAAAGTCTCTAAGGAGGACCAGTACCCCAACGAAGACCAAGATTGGATGTACGCATATGGGGAAAGTGTGCTGCCCACGTTTGATTGGCCCAAGTTTTCAAAATGGCTTATTGCCTGCAATCATACGGAAGAATGGCTAGCGAAGACTCCACTATGTGTTGAGCCACAAGTTCCAAATGTCAAGGAAGACGTAGTAGTCTCAGGAGAATTACTCACTGCTCCACCTAAAGCAACGCAGGAGGGCACAAAACCTGCCAGGAAAGGTAAAAATGCTCAAAGGAGAATTCGAAAGAAGGTCACCTCCGCACCCCGAAACGCCGCTGAGCGCAAGGACGTAAAGCGAGATTCTAACGGATCTAAGGGGGGGAGTAGCCAACGACCAAAGCCCGAGCCTAAGAAGCCGGACTATTTCGATAAGTTTAATTAGACGTAGGACGTGTTATTCGCCCCCGAACTTGGCGGGGGTGTGGTTTTACAAAGTTTTGAATAACACGGTTTAAAACCCAAACTAATGGCTCTAAATGCTGTTTTACCTGCTGTTTACGATGCTGTCGCTGATTATGCTGAAGGTATTGCTAAACACAACAATCTCGAAATGCCAAACTCTTGGAAGTCAAATTTATCACAAATTAGCTCCACTACTAGGAAGAGACCACACACAACTGAATTGTCTGAACGTGCAGAAAAATTGCTCCGTAAGATCGACAACGAACAAGAACGAATTCGGAAAGCTACCAACAAGGCTCGAAATGCTAAGAAGGAAAGGCCAGTCCATCGTGGAAAGTATAGCTCAGAAGTTTCGCGACTTATCAGCGAAACTAAGAAACTTAATGATGTTGTTGACAATGAGACTAAGCTGGTTCAAGCACTTACTGAACCTATACCGCCCGTTTCTCTGGAACGCAAGCTCGCTGCTGAGTTAACTCAGCAAACAGGTCGAGCGCGAAAGGGAGGAAAGGGAGGGAAAGGACGAAAGAAGAACCGCAACCCAAAAGTCGTCGTTGTCCAACAGGCTTCGGCCCCCGTGGCGTTCAGTGGATCCATGTCTTACCGTGCACCAACTCTGAACGGTAAGAGATCAGTAACTATATCTGGTGTCGAAAGATCGCAGTCCATTTATGGAACGGTCAGCACATCGAACACTAGTTCATGGATCAACACGAACCCCGGCTCAACCACATTTCCTTGGCTCAATACTGTTGCAAATAGCTTTGCTCGCTACAAATGGAAAAAGTTGAAAGTCTATTACGTATCCGCACAGGAAT